GACGATGCCGTAGGTGACGCCGTCCAACTGGATCCGCATATCGGGAGTGACAGCCTTGGTGGTCGCCGAATACGGAATGCGAAACACGGTGGACGTTTCCGCGTTCAACACATCGGCTCGGAAGAACTCGCGACCGCCGCGGGTCATCACCTCGGCGCGGGCTGTGGTGTAGGTTTCCCAGTTTGCAGCCAACGTCTGATCGACGTGGCCGTGATCATCTGCGGCAGTCGCCCTTAGCTGCTGAACTGTAATGCGACGATCACGCCTCCCGGGGTCTGACATCACGCGGCACGTCATTTAATCACCTCAACGTCGGTGATTCGGTCATCCATGATGCGACGCAGCGCCACGAGCCTGTCGAACGCGCCTTGAGCTGCCGGGTCGCGTGGCGTGTTTGTGCGATCACACCACAACATGCCGACCATGATCAGCACGGCCTGTCGCAAATCATCGGGCACGTCACCGGGATTGCTGCCATAACCTGCGGTGAACACGATTGACACCGCGTTCGGCTCGTTGCGAGTTGCCGGCCATGTTTGTTCGTACTTTTCCCACGCCTCGCTCAACTCATCGTTTGACAGAATCACGGCATACTCAGTTCCCTCGCTGAGTGTCTGGCCTGCGTTGCCGTCCACGTCGATGTAGGTGACTGACGTCACCGACGCGAGCGGTGCCACGGGAAACACCAGCGGCATCCCCGAATCAGGGAATCGCTTGGTGGTCCAGGTGTAAGTCGCCGTAATGAGCTGTCGCGATGTCAATTGCTCGACGTGACGGGTTGCAGCCCCGATAAGCCGCTGTATTTCGCTGTCGTCATCGTTGTGTTCGATGCGCAGATGATTCTTTGCGTCTGGCAACGTGACGGCGGCTTTCGCCGGTTCAGTCGTTCTGCGTAGCATTGCTCGCCCTCCGACTGCCCCGCTTGCGTTTCACCGTCTGCACCGGCTCAGCAAACCCGCGCTTAACCAGCACGTTGGCCGCACCGTCTGCGATGTTGACCTCAGTGTCTGGCTTCAGGCGTCGCCACGTCTTCAGTATTCGCAATCGCATTCCCGGAACTCCACAAAGCACAACCGGCGTGCCCGCTGCGGCAGGTAGCGAAACCACAGCGGGCACGGTCCGGGTTGCGATCACACACGCAGGACGGTTTCACCACCGAACTCGGCCATCGTGTTCGGCCATTCAGCCCCGCGGCTCAGTCGGCAGATGGCACTTGCGTAGGTGCCGTTCGTGCCGTTTCCGGCCGTGGCAACCAGGTCCAGGTAGCGCTTGCGGCCCCGCAGGTCGACCTGAAAGATCACCAGTTTGTTGTCGTCGGTTGCCGCGGGCAGTGCGGCAGTCCCGCCGTCCAGGTCGGTGTCGCCGTTCATGTCCAGGCCGTCGATATCGACGAAGCCGCTTCCCGACGTGTCGGACTCCTGAAGCTTTAGTGCGGCCATCGCAATGTCGGTGGCACCGATGTTGACGATGACTTCGGCGTAGTCCCAGCCGAGCGTATCAATCTCGGTGGTGGTCCAAGACGCATTATCGACGATGGCCACTGGGGCGATCACTTGCAGGTATTTTCCGGCGTGAGCATTAACGCTCATGTCTATGACTCCGTTTGTCGGATGATTGTGAGAAGGACCGCTGCCGCAATCACGGCAGCGGGTTGCATTCAGTCAACGGATCAGGAAGCGGCCGTCTTCAGTGCCACGACCGGTCCAGCCGCCGAGGCGGTTCCCAGCTCATGACACCGAATATCGAACCGCTGCGTGCCCTTAATTCCGATCGCGTCCTCATCCCAGTAGCGTTCCTCGGAAACGCTGATGGTGATGTCGCGTCGGACGCCCATCGTGGTGGCCATCGACAGGTCACCGACGTAGGCTTTGATCGCCGACGCATCAGCTCCGAGCGTTGAGTTGAGCACCTGCGAGAACACGACAGGCAGGCCGAGGAATACGAGCTGCGGCCCGTTTCCGATGTCCATTACGGTGTTTCCACCGGCAGCGTCCATCAGGCGAGCCATCGACGCCCAATACCCCGTTTTGTGGATGAACCATGCGGGATTCATCCCCGGATAGTGCGGCAGCTTGCCGACGGCAGCCTCGAAGTCGGTCAGGTCTAGCGTCTCAAAGCTGGTGTTTCCGCTGACAGCGGTGGAAATCGAACCGGCAGCAACATTTGCCAGCCCCTTGATGCCGCCGTATGTTGACGTGCCGTCGCCGTTGAAACCGCATTCGTCTTCTTTGTTGGAAAACGCATAGGCGATTTCGCCGGCCAACGTGTCGGCCAGGTCGAGGATCGTGTCTTCGCTGATCTCAGAACTGTACTTGCAAAGCGCGTACAGTTTTTTTGCGACCAGCTCGACGCGGTCCCAATTGGCTTCCGAAGCCGTCAACGTGGCGTTGTCGGTTCCGAAATAGGCGGTCAGGCCAGCAGTTCGGCGCGGCACATTCTTGGTATCGGTCGACATCGGTTCACGCCGAGAATACCGAGCGAACACGCCGTATTGCTCTTTCAGGTCGATGATGGTCTGGGCCAGTTCGTCCGGCACAGTCGCAGCGCCCTTGCCCGTGGTCGACAGCGCGTTATCGATCGTCCACTTTTTGGCACTGGCAATCGCGGCTCGTGCGTCGGTCGGCAAGATGCGTTCAACGGACTCGACGCCGAACACGTTGGCCAAGAACCACTGACCGGCACGATAGGCGTTCAGGTCAGCGTCTGGGCCCTTGAAGTTCTTGAGCGGGCCGGAACGCTTAAACTGGATGCGGCCTTCGGGAATCAGCACGCCAGACGCTTGCGGCTGCTCAGACTCGCGGGCCTGCCGCGACTCGGCAAACTTCCGCGAGGCTTCCAACTTAACAGCCCGTCGGGCCTCGATGGTTTGTTCCAGCTCTTTACATCGAGCTGCATCTTCGGCCTCAGCCGTCAGCTCATCTTCGGTCAGGCTGCGGCCTTCGGCCTGGGCGTCATCGAGTCGATTTTGCCGGCGGTCCAGCAGTGCCTGGCGCTCGCCTTCATAGTCCAGGATTCCCTCAGCGACAGCATCAAGCCCGATCCGGGCAACTTCCAAGCACGCAAGCGAAATGCTCGCCAGAGCACAGAGAGTGGTTTTCATTCGATCACCGTTCGATTTGTGGCAGGTTTTGCCGGCCGCAAAACGAAAAAGACGCGGCCAGCGTCGAAGCGCTGCCGCGTCTGTGTCGGCGATTTAAATGAACGATCTGTGCCGTTCGGGAATCAGTTTCTTCGGGTTGTTATATTATGTCAACACCGATCTCGCTCTAGTTCGAGCCGAGCCTTTAAAAACTCAATTTGCTCGGCCCCCTCGCTTGGCACTTCCTCTGCCGGCTTAACACCCGGCAACGCAAAGCCCTCGGGGATCACTGGCGTTCTTCGGAGTGGTCGCGTAGACACTTGCTCACAGCCAATAGCTGACAGCAGTGCAGTTGGTGCCCCCATTGCAACGGCCATCTGATGGTGAAACGCTGACGCCCTTTTATCGACGCCCGCGTTGTCGATGACTCGCGTCACCAGGCCGGCTTCCGCGGCTTCGGACGCAGTGAACCATCGGTCAGGCCCTGACAGCCACTCGTCAACAATCCGACGATCGGTGCCGGTCCGGTCGGCGTAAATCTCGGCCAGACCTGCGGTGATTTTGTCCAGCACGTCGGCGGCTTCCCGATGCTCAATCGCTGTCTCGGCAAACCACCCGCCGCGCGCGGGGTGCAACATCATCGACGCGTTGCGGGCCATCTCGATCTCGTCGCCGACCATCGCCAGAAACGAACCGGCAGACCACGCCGCACCGTCGATCCGGGTCACGACCTGCGCGGGGTGCTCATGCAGGTGATTGTAAATCGTCGTTGCATCCATGACCGAGCCGCCGGGCGTGTTCAGCCGCACAACCACCCGCGAGGCTTGCCGATGCTGCTTGAGCGCCGCCACCACGTCTCGCGGGTCGATTCCCTGCTCAGTCCACGGATCGAGCCCGATCCGATCGTAAATGTACAGCTCGACGTCATCGCCGACGGCCTCGATTTTATAGCCTCTCATGGTTACGCCTCCTGAGTGATCGCCGCCACCAGTTCGGC